AACAGGCGAACTCGTCCCAATACCTACGTTGCCTGCAAAATAGTTTGCCGCAGTCCCTGACGCATAGATGTTCCACTTATCCGTGCCAGAGGAAACCAGCGATGTGATGCCGTAGTTGTTGGTGGCTGCTGTTAAGTCTGCAATGTGCAGGCCGTGCTGATTTGTTGCAGATGACCCAGCACCCAGTGAAAGATTACTAACACGCACACCATAAGAATTGCTAACAGTAAACGAAGCAGCTTCGGTGCTATTAGCAATAAAAAGACCATAAACACCCGTAGTGGCGTTAGAAGTTGCTGTTAATTGAGACTGGAACCCAACCTGAGAGGATGCTGTAAGCCCTGTATTTCGGGCATAAACAGAAATTCCAGTGCTTCCAGCGCCACCAACCCCCATATACCCATTCACCGTCACAGTGTCGGTGGAGGCATCGCCAAGGGTGGTGTTGCCTGTGATGTTGGCATTGCCTGCTACGGAGAGGGTGTTTGTAGGCGAACTCGTCCCAATACCTACGTTGCCGGAAGAGTTAATGCGCATGCGTTCGGTGTTGTCAACAAAGACGCGAAAGATTGTCTCGCCAGCGCCAGCATTGCCAGCGTCTGCATTGATGTTTATGGTTCCGTTAGCGTCCGTGTAGATGTTGCCATACGCCGTAGAGGTGGCTGTTTGGCTAAAGCGCAGTGTCGGGGCGGATGCCGCCTGTAGATGCAGGAGCGAACCCGGCGAACTCGTCCCAATGCCTACGTTGCCGGAGGAGTCGATGCGGAGGCGTTCGGCCTCAGTACCGCCGCTGGTCGTCGTGAAAGTCAGGAACGCACTGGCTCCCGATTGACCGCCAGCAGCAACTCGTGCCTCACCAGTGCCTGTGTTGTAGTCAAGAACAAGGCCGTTGTAGTTGATGCTGGAGGATGTTCCGTTGATTAAAACGCCACCTTGTACTTGGAGCTTTTCTGAGGCGGTGGTGACGCCAATACCCACGTTTCCAGCAAAGTAGTTCTGCGCCGTACCGCTGGCGTAGATGTTCCACTTGTTAGTGCCGCTGGAGAGAAGGCTGGTTATGCCGTAGTTGTTTGTGCCTTGGGTTTGGTCGCTGATGTAGAGTCCGTGTTGGTTGGTGATGGTGGAGCCTGCACCTTTTACGCCATCTTGCGCCAAGACACCGATCACATTCCCAGCGGTAAAAGCAGTGGCGGCGGTTTCAGGTCTTGTCCACAAAGAAGCAATAGTTGCTGTGGCAGAAGATGTCCCAACCACCCTAGAAATAATTCCATACTGAGCAGCGCCAGAAAGAGCGGATTGGCTTAACTCAATTCCAGCCCTTGCATTTGCAGCACCGCCCACCCCCATATACCCGTTCACCGTCACAGTGTCGGTAGTGGCATCGCCAAGGGTTACGTTGCCTGTGACGTTTGCAGTGCCTGTTACAGACAGGGTGCTTGTTGGTGAAGTCGTCCCAATACCCAGACCTGTGCTGGTCAGGCGCATACCCTCTGTGCCACCAATACTAAAAGCAATCGGCCTTGTACCGTTAAAAAGCTGCGTTGTTCCGTTGTCCTCAATGTACCCAGTTCCAATTGAAACTGTGCCCCGTGTGCTGCCAATGTCCAAATGAGGGCCATTGGTAAGAGACGTCGGAGTAACCCCCAAGCCAAGGTTCGTCCCATCAAAGACCAGCGCAGACCCCGTGGTCAGGACTTTGGAGCCGTTGAGGTAGGCCACGCCGTTGGCTGTGCCAGCGGTCAATGTAGGGTTGACGTTGGCGAACGTGGTTGTGCCGTTGATGGTGATCGTGTCGCCGGAGGCGTCGCCAAGGATGGTGTTGCCAGTGACTGTCAGGTTGGTGAAGGTTCCCGCGCCCGAGGTGTTGCTGACCTTGATGAAGTCAGTGCCGTTCCATGCAACAACAGCAGACTCGCCTTTGACGATGGTGACGCCAGTGGTTGGGCCAGCGCCACGGAACACGATGGACTGTGTGCCGCCCGAGGCGTTGATCACCGTGTAAATCTTGGACTGCGCAGGAGCCGTGATGTTGCGAGTCACTGTGCCCGATGCCGGGTTCCACAGGATGATGGCCTGACGCGCTTGGTTGGCTGCACCGGTGGTGGTGGTCAGTGTGACATCTGCATCAGTCGTCAGGGAGGTTGTGCCCGAGATGGCTGCGTCGATTAACGACGTTCCGGAGTCATTCCATACGTCACCCCAGTTTCCTGACAATTCGCCAGTTACTGGGAGCACGAGGCCAAGAAGAGAGGTATATGAGCTTGCCATGATTTTCCTTACGCAGCGATCTGCTGCCAATCCGGAGATTGCGTTGTCCCGACCTGCGCCCAGCCGGGTGATTGAGCGTCATTCACATTTTGCCAGTTTGGAGACTGGGTGTCACTGATTGTTGTCCAGTTGGCTGTTTGGGTGTCGCCAACCACGCCCCAGTCGGCGTCTTGGATGTCGTTGATCAAGCCCCAGACGTTCACCGAGCCCACGTATCCCACAGCGTACACGCCTGTGACCAGCACTGTCGCACCACCAACCACCGCTACGCTGCCGATCTGGCCTTCTGCCTGCACCCCAGTGACGGGGACAATGATGGACAGCAAGATTGTGACGGTGCCGATCTCTCCGGTGGCCTCAACGCCCGTGACGTCAATGACGCCCGTGCCGGTTACCGTGACTGTGCCGATCTGCCCCGTGGCCTGAACACCAGACACCACCGCAGTGGCTCCGGCAGTAACCACGACCGTACCAACGGCTCCAGTGGCCTCTACGCCCGTAACCGGGACGTTGGCGTCAGCACTGACCGTGGCTGTGCCGATCTGGCCTGTGGCTTGAACCCCAGTGGGGAATACGTTGGCCGTGCCTGTGACGGTGACTGCGCCCGTCTGGCCGGTAGCTTGGACGCCTGTAACGACCGCCGTAGCACCAGCGGTGACGGTAACGGTTCCGACTGCGCCTGTGGCCTCAACCCCAGAAACGACAGCGACTGCCGAAGCAGCCACTACCACGGAGCCTATTTGGCCCGTTGCCTGTACGCCATCAACATATACGATGGTGAGGTTAAGCCCCCAAGAGCCTCTGCTCCAAGGGCCTGATCCCCAGCCTACGTATTCAACGGATGACGCCACATCTCACCGTCATGCAACGCGAATGACCGCAGAAGATGCGTCGTTGGTTGGGAACTGGACCGTAAAGTCACCGGCAGTGGACGTTTTGTCAGCACCGAAGTCCAGAACCGCAATGGCCTTGTTGGACTTGCTGCTGTTGTAGATCAAAGCGCCACGGGCAGTGATGGTCGCAGTGGACCATGTGGTGTCAGCAAAGTCTGCAAACGCAGTGGTGCCGGTCAGGGAAACTGTTGCCCCTGTCAGCGTGTTGCCACCTGCGGTGTAGCCAGTGCCCACCACCTCGTCGGAAGTGGAATAGGCTGTTGTGGCCGCGCTCAATGTGGCTGCACTGGTGTACAGGGCCAACTTGATGACGTCCGTGTCGAGATCGTGCTCGCCCAGCAGAATCTGCTGTTTGAACGATGAGCACATTGCTTGCGTGATTGCCATGTCGGCCTCCTGTTAATTGACCGGGATGCGGACTTGCCCGTCCCGGTATGCGTCCATCCGCTGCTTGCCGTCGCCCAAGTTTTTGAGCAGTGCAATCGACTGAAGATACATATCTTGGTACAGCTTGACCATATCGGCCTCACCCTTCATGTACCGGATCGCTTCGACCAAAGCACCGTTGAGCAGCGCGGAGTCAAAGTTCTCACCCAGCCACGTATCACCCGCAGTCACGATGGACTCCGGCACATAGTAGTAATGCAGCTCCACGTTGTAGGCAGCATTTGGCGTTGGGCCAAGGATGAAGCTCAGCTCGTTCACGTCATCCGAGCGTGGCCCGAAGATGGCGTAGTGCTTTGGCTTGCCTGTGGTGGCCGGATTGGGGTACGCCTGACGAATGAAGTTGACGTCCTTGTTCAGCAAGAACTCATACGCACCACCAGCCACTGGGTACACAGCCAGCGAGTACACCGACAGGAAGTCCGAGGGGGCTTGCAGATACTGGTTTGACGCAGTGATCGAACCGGTGACGTTCTTGCGCAAGTTGGCAAGCTGCACCGTGTTGTAGATGCGCTGCTCCGCCTGCTTCGTGAAGAGCGCGTACTCCTCCTCTGTGAAAGTGTTTTCACAGATTCGAGCGATGTTTTCTTGAAGCTCGACGTAGTTCATGTCTTATGCCATTGGGCCTCGGGCCATGGTCCCTTTGGTGGCTGCACCAGTGCCACGGATTTTGATGCCGGTGGTCTTGGTGGGCTTGCCTTCAGGCTTGTTGCTGAACGCACCAACGCTCATGTCCACGGTGTCCACATTGCTGTGGTTTGGCTCTTTGCCGGGGTTGCTCTGGGCCTTCACAACCTTGCCCTGCATGGTGTGGGGTTTGGCATAAACGCTGGCGGAGCCAACTTCTTTGCCCATCATCTTTTTGCTGAATGTAGCCATCATGGGCTCCTTATGTCGTTTGAACTGTAACTGTACCAACAAACCCCGCTGCCACCAAGTCGTTTGGCGTCAAAGCGGCATCAAACTGACTTGCTCCACCCACGGGTGCCCAGCCCCACTGGATGTCTCGAGAGCCGCCTGAGACGTTCCCGTTTACGTTCAGACCAGACACAAAATATGTTGTGTCTCTGCGGGAGTTGCGTAGAGCTTGTGGGTCATCCACCGGGAACGTGCCCAGCATCAACTGAGGATGATCCGGGTCCCAGCACTCAGGGCACACCAGCAACTCATACCTGCGCTGCTTGATGATCTCCGTGCGCAACTTTTTAAGCTGGTACTGTTGACCACACCTGTCGCACTCGGCAATCGCTATGCGGCCTGAAGCAAACCGGTTGGGCATCAGTACCCCCCGATGAACATTCGACGAGGCACGAAGCGTGCAGCGGCCTTCTCACGGTCTTCTGTGGAGGCAAGCTCCCAAGCCTCGTCGTACTGCTGCTTGAGAATTGGCAATCTGTCCATGGAGTTGGGCAGCTTCAGCGCCAAGTGATAAGCCAATCCAGCCGTCATAGCTTCGTAAAAGCGGAATGGCATGTCCATGGTGTTTACACCTGTGCCTGCGTCTTGAATTCGACGAAGACGCCAGTACACGAAGGTGTAAGGCTGTGTGTCGTCCGGGACGGGCCACACAGTAATTCTTGGTGTGTCCAAGCGCTCGATCCAAACTTGGATTGGGCGAGCTTGAGTCAGCTTATTTGGGATCGTGGCGTAGGTTGAGACACTGATCCGGGTGATGGTCAGGTCCGCCTGAGTGGACACACTTCCCGCGCCAGTGCGGATGACGTGCTCCAAAAGGTCTACCGTGTCGGTTGGCAGATCATAGGTAGCAGTTCC